TGTGAATCAACCACAACGGACACCCGTCCGAAGCCTGCTAAGGCGACCTGCGGCCGGCCTCTCCCAGGAGGGAGTCGGGAACCGAAGGGATAAATGGGTCTCAAACTTTAAACTAAAGTCATAAGACATGCTAAACATTAGACACCTTTACGGGCGTCTGGTGCCGCGACATTTATCTTGGTCCTTCTGTGTAAAAGCAGAAGCAAAACTAGCGGGGATGCTCTTACGAGTAGTCCCGTTAGTCTTTGGGCATCTTACTGTTTCGAGGGTGAAAGTCGTGTGGGGATTCGCGAAGAGTGTCAGACGCATTTTACGAGGATCCGGTCCTCAGGGACTGGCTAAATATCTGAAAACCTGTAACGTGCTGACTCAGCAGGTTGCAGGAGGTCAGAAGCTAGGTCATCCTTGGGATATCGGATGCAACGTCTCGAGGACCAGAAGGGGTCTTCCACGGATCATTAATCCGCAACATCGCCGAATGGTACATCAAGGTGATGTTGCCATCATTCGCTTTTGGTTATCTCTCTTCGGACTTTATCGAGTGATAGAGTTCAAGGGAGCCCTTAAGCTTAAGACGATAACGGATCCCGGGAAAGATATTTCCCAGTTCCGGAAGGATATTTGGTCCGTGTGGGTACCCAAATTCTTCGCCAAAGCGGCCTTACAGACCGCAAGTAGCTGGGAGATGGATCCTACTTTTGCCCTGACTCCTTGGTCTATTCCATTTATGCGGAAGGCCGCTCCGAATTCGGGCGGGCTACCTTCGGTTTCAGCGCTCGCGGTAGATCTTCTACTGTTTGCGTCGGACCCGGAGATGCTTGCCTTACTTAGGAAGTGGCTGAAAGCAGTCGATGGATTAGACTTACTGTGGGTGATTAATCCCATAATCGAAGTGCTCGACCTTCGAGCCTCGCTTTATGCGGATAAACTCGCCACGCAGTGGAGGAGTGGGGATTACGCCTGTGCCGGACTATTCGCCTCTTTGGGTGTCTTTGTCTCTGATGACCCTTCGGAATCTTTTCGGAGAGTTGACGGGGGCGAATTTCATCCAATTGGCTTTTACAAGGCTATGGTGTGGTCTAACCTCTCTTTTGGGAAGTTAGGGTTCAAGGAAGAACCCGGAAAGATCCGAGTCTTTGCCATGGTGAATTCTATCACCCAGACGCTTATGTACCCCTTACATAAGTGGATATTCGATCGCTTGCGATTACTCGCAACTGACGGAACTTTTAATCAAGCTGCTCCGGTGGAGCGGTTGATAAAAGGGTTCAAGAAAGAAGGACAGTTTGTCGCTTCCTACGATCTATCAGCTGCGACAGATAGACTCCCGCTGCTTTTGCAAACGGATCTACTGGCGCATCTTATGGGTGATACTTTAGCGCAAATATGGGCCAAACTACTTGTAGGGCGATCTTACTCACTCCCAAGAATAGCCAAAAGCTATAACCTAGGATTTAGTGAGGTCTCCTATGCAGTAGGACAACCTATGGGTGCGCTGTCTTCGTGGGCCTTGCTCGCATTGACGCATCATGCTCTTGTACAACTCGCCGCTTCTCGCGCACTCCCGAAACACGGCCAGGAGTGGTTCATGGGCTATGCAGTACTTGGAGACGATATTGTTATTGCTAACAAACTCGTAGCAGCCGAATACTTACGTATAATGGACACCATAGGAGTTGAAGTCGGCTTATCCAAGTCGATGATCTCAACAACTGGGTCTCTAGAGTTCGCGAAGCGAACTTACATACGTGGGCGCCACTGTTCTCCCGTATCATTGGCCGAGCTCCTGGTTGCACTGTGCAACCTGGGTGCTTTGGATCAACTGGTACGGAAGTGTGATACCTTTAGAAAGCTGAAGGTATCCAGCGTAGCACGTTTTGCTGGTTTCGGGTATAAGAACTTAGGTAGATTACCAATCTGCTTGAGTTTAAATAATCGCCTCAGTAGTCTCATCGCTTATCTTTGTCGACCTGGCGGTGTCTGGCCAATGCCTGTTGAGGCATGGTTAGTCGCCGTTGGACCAGGAAGACACGGCGCAGCCGAGGCTCAGAGACTTTGGGCGACTGCTCAGAGCCTTTGGGATCGGATCGTCGGAGCGCTTATTCAACGAAACGTTCGTTTTGAGCGTACGCTTTACCAGGCCAACCATGTTCGGTACTCCGATGCCACGCATCGGGTACAGAAAACGGTTGAGCTTCCGAATGGACGGAAGGTCCGCCAGTCGAAAGACAAAGCGGTCTTTGGACCCGTTGCTAGGGAGCTGTTAGCTCTCGATAGCCACAGTGTGCAGTGGAATTCATTTTTCACTGAATGGGTAGCGTACCCTTATTGCTCGCGACTACGGAAAGCGTTCGAGAAAATCGACGATGTTCTAAGAGTCTTGCATCCCCATGTACTCCCAGAATGGTCATCTCTAGATGAGATCTGGACTCAGGTCTTCGAAGCTGACGAGGGGCAATCTGCCCTACCGACGCGCGTAGACTACTTCACTCGGGAAACCGATGAGGCAGCGCCTTCCACTCGGCTTGTAACCCTGTGGCGGAAACTGAGAACAGTCGTTTCTCATAGGGAGAAACCCATTTTCCAACCCTCGAACACAATCATCTGGGGGCCAAAGCCTCACAGACGACGTCGTGGTGGTTAGTCAAAATCATTACGACGAG